AGCTGGAGATGAAAGGAGAATAATATGTATAAACAACAGCAAGTGGCAGTAACAAACTTTACACGCAGTGAAGAGCTATGCATGGACTGTTATGTAAAGTGGGTGGAAGATACGTATGGTGCCGATAGTGTGGCGGCGGCGTCAGTATACGACGACTGGCTTGCGCACGTGGGTATTATGTCGAGTGGGCATGGGATCGTGGTCGGTGCGGTGTATGATACTGACCGACACCCACCAGGGCTGTACTGCCCAGAGTGCGGCACCGAGATATGGCCTCCCACGTGCATCGAGTGCGGCAACATGATCTACGCCCGCTCTACGGGTGATACACGAGGCGTCACCGAGACGCTGTATCGCACTGAGTCAGGCGGACTGCTAGTATACACTGAGCACTGGAGTCGGTGGCAGGGGGAGACCTGCTCGTCGACCCTGGTCCGGGTGACACCCGCCGATCTGGATGTAGGGGGCCGGTATGAGCTGCTGGGTCAGGCGGCCGGCATGGCCCGCCCTCTCACAATCGACTAGATTAGACACCAGAACAGTGGGCACTAGTGCATACGGTTACACTAGTGCCTACAATTCTGTTGTCTAGTGTATAGGAGCGACAAGCAAATTATGCTTTACACGAAGAAAGCACAGGGGGGAGATAGACTGTTGTTCTACGAAATTGAGTACCATTAACTCGACGGGAGGATATTCAGTCGCATTAAACGGGAAAAAGGACAAGCGTACTGGTAAAGAGCACATTGGACATCAACAAATAGAAAGGAAAGCTAATCACTTGAAAATATACAACAAGAGAACAACAGGAAGGATGAAGATACGTTTGATAACAATATAGAGTATCAATAAGCAAAGAACCGACTTGGAGGGCAAAATAATGAGTAACCTACCATTGGCCCGAAAGAAAACGTACAGTGTAAGAAAGAAAGATACATCTATGAAGTGTGACGTATGCAAGAATAGAGAAGCTGTCAAGACGATACAGGTGCACACAGAAAACGGACCTACGGAAGCGCTAGCCAAAACATTGCAGAACGGTCTACCTGCCAGTGACGAACTGCACTACATAGCGGCCGGCCATACAAAACTGATGATAGTCAAACTTCAGGAGTATGGAAGCCCAGAGGATGATATATACGCGTGGAAAACGGAAGGCTCTTCATGGAACCTTGGAAAAATCGACTCTATTCTGGAGGACATCAAATGAGAGTACTTTACGGCATTCTGCTTGGATTGACGGCTATAGGCAACACGATAGACCGCACAGGGGGGAAAAGTGACAAACATTAAAATGTACACTAGATTTGGCGGGATCGTCGTACAGGCAGGCAAAAGAAAGATGTTCGTCGTAAGCGACATGAATTGGCTACCCGCGATCATAACAGAGTACAAAGGACAGCGACATATCTCAGAAGACGATGATATACTGGAAGAATTCGGAGAAGAACCTACAACAGAGCTTCAGATAATGCCAGGATACTGAAAACTACAAGCGTCTGTAGAACAATATGATAGTCTACATAAGAATGGAGTCGACTATATTTTATGTAGACTAGCGTAGACGGGATAAAAACACTACAAAGCTGACGAATCGACTTGAAAGGAGACGAATGAAACGGAACAAAACGAACATGTGGACACAGAGGCGTAGAGCGCTGAAGAACATCATCGAAAGGCGTAAACGAACACTGACGAATTATATCGCGTGCAAAGGACTGCAACTCGGTAGAAAGCAGAGACAATTATTGCGAGTACTCTCACAAAGTTACGAAAAACTGCCAGAGAATATAGACGACTTGAGAGAAGAGATCGACGACATAATAGACGAGATCAAACAGGACAGAATAGAATTGGACAAATTAAAGTCATATGGAGACCTACAAGATGTATACGCCTGGAGAGACGACGGCGGACCATGGCACATCAATAAAATAGTAAAGAAGGATAAAAAACAAAATGGGTGGTGACATAATAACAAAGATTTGCATAAAGCATATGCCAACAGCAAATCTACGCACGCTATTCAAAGACCTGCACCACTTGAAAAACGAACACAAACGACTTGAACAAAAAGCACACAAGGTCGAATCAGCGTACAAAAGACTTCTTATGGTAATACAAAACGACATAGACACATACGAAGAAGCTGCAAAGCTCCTGAAGGCGAAAGGCGCCACAGAATGGGACCGCGAAGTAAAGGATGTAAGACGAGGGCAAAACGAAGCACAACGTATATCTGACGCTGTCAATTCTGTACATGACCACAGAAAACAGTATAGGGAAAGGATGAGTAGACTCAAAGACAAATATGCACATGCAGCCTTACTCGTTTCCAAAGCACTAGATAGTGCATAGAATAGTAGGCACAAACGATGAAAGATACGCTTGTGCCTACAATTCTGCACACTACCACAGAAAGGAGTAAACGGAACCACGCCATGTAGACTGCCACACAGGGGGAAGAAGTCTATACAATGGAATACACGTCAACCCACTACCTACCAGCAAAGGAGACAACCGAATGACACACGCAGACCGAGTACAAGGATCGAGTGTAAATAACGGATATATATCCATCGATATTGGAAACGAACACTACATCATACCGCTCAACAAAGAAAAAGTATTAGTTAGAATATACCAGAAAAACAGATCGACGTTGAGACCAGTCATGTTATATAGACGGGAACCCTTCGGAAAAGACACGGACTTTCTCGAATCCGCGATAGACGTATGGGACCCAAATGACGGAAGCTTAATAGAAAGCATGGAGGTAAACTCTAGTACGTGATACACAAAATAAAGCGCTCCGACCTAGAAGAGCTCAGTACAGATGAATTGGCGGCATTAAAACGCGTTCTAACTAGTGAACGGCGCAAGGCATGCATAATCACAAACGGAATGCAAGGGCTTATGAAAGAACACGAAACAGAGGATAGAAAGACAAGGTACTCAATTCTTTGGGAATACTGGAATAACCAATACGAACGGACACACTGCTTGAGAAAAGACGTCGTTGAGATACTATACAGGAGGAATCACCAATGAAAACGTATAAAGAAGCAAAGAACTTTATGGAAGACGGACGGAATCCAAAAGACCGACCAATATCTAGCAGGGCCTCAACGCGGGTACAAAGACGTGACGAGAACACAATAGCCGTCAAGTACCACGAAACGGACGTAGTAACCTACAAAGCAGACGGAACCTACATTCTAGACAGCGGAGGATGGAAGACTAAGACAACGCAGGCACGAATAGAAGAGTACACACCATTCTATATCAACCAAATAGACGGAGTATGGTTCCTATCCTCTGTACTCGCGGACAATACAATAAACTTCAAAGATGGCATAGAGATCCATATAGACCAAGACAGACAAGAGATAACCGCAGAGGGCCAAAAGAGATGGGAGCAGGTAGAGAACGATAGTAACCTTCGGAAAAAGATCACAGAGTACTCCAAAGCAGTGTCCGAAGCCTTAGTAAACGGAGAACTAGAGGCGCCCAGCAGAAGCGACTGCGAAGAATGCAGAGAGCTTCTGAAGTACACAGACGGAGAGTACCACAGAACAACCCCAGGGCATATACGGCAACACGTCATAAACGACGAATATATACCATCCTTAGTTGCATACGTCATTACGCAGCCACAGATGAGCGAATTTTGCGAACGTAAAGCAAGATTGCTCCTAGCAGGCGCCGAAGAACTACCCTTGGCTGGTTTTCTGTCGGCGGGACTTAAGAGGCAGCTAACCAGCGCCATGAAACGGTATCTGAAAATAAGTCTGAACTTAGTAGTCTAGGAAACTATACTAGACGCCAAACTGCTGCACTTTACGAAAGTATAGTGCAGCGGTGTGTAGTCTAGACGAAGGGGGGAAAGAGTAAAATACACCACGGCATTGTATAGTATACAGGAGGTGTACACAGTGAAGGACTTTCAAAGACGGTGTATCAGAGGAGAAAGGAAGGTAGGAGAGTACACAATTCCACCAGGAACTCAACCCAGAATACGGAACAGAGTTGTAGCAAAAGCGGCAACGATAGACGTCGATGAACGCTGGAACGAAGCCGTAAAGGGAACAAACGACACGGGAGAATATATATTCATACTAGAGGGGACAAAAGCGTGGTGATAAGAAACGGACACGACATAGTAGCAGTGATAAACCATGAAATATCGTCACTAACATGCCTAGACTGCTATGAGTGGTGGTTTATGGACTGGTTGCAAGAGCACACACCAGAACTGACCGAAGAAGAACACGACAATCTATTGAAGAGCTACCAAGAGCAGAGAATCTCAAAGCACTTTGAAGCCATGGAGCCATACGCACAGGTATACCCGTACTTCCGAGGAGACCAAACCACAGGGGCCGAATGGTGTGGAGAATGCGGGAAACTAATACACAAACCCGTATGCGTTGATGGTGGAAACTACATCGAGGGACAGTGGTACCCTACAGTGGAAACAAACGAGTTTATCTGCGAAAGACACGCACAGGAACGAAGAAACCGCGACCACAGGAACGCTCTTTACGAAAGGGCAGAATCACTAGAACGGAAGCTAGTAAAGATATACAATCAGCTTAACAGTGTAGATAACCCTGAAGAACTCCTAGAAGAGCAACGCGAGGCCAGAAGAATGCTGAATAGAATATACAAACGAATAGAGAAGTCAGAGGCCGCAGAGATGCTTCTAGAAGAACTGAAAGACCTAGACGACAGCAAGACCTACCTATAACCAAGAAATACTTGTGTCTTTCGCTAGGCGCTAGCCTCAGATAGAGTACAAACCAGTGGGCATGAATGTATCATGCCCACAAGTGTGTAAACTATCTGAATGGAGGGTAGAGCGTTCCGCGCAGCTAAATAGACTATATAGGAGGACACCATGCTACCTACAATTCTAGTACTAGCACTACTCGCATACCACCTTTGGACGGAGTACAAAATCAGAAAGGACGGTAAACTATGAAAAAGAGAAAACTCTACAAGATACGAACCCAAACGTACGAAATCAATGAAGAATACGTATTTGGCTACGAACAAGCGAAAAGTCGTGTAAAAGAGATCGCAGTAGCAGAAAAGAACGATACGTTCAGAGACGCCAGCACAGGAGTCTACGTAAACGAAAAATATGCAAGAAAGCTGGACGAAATGTGCTGGATGGTAAGCACCCGTCTTGTAGACCACTACACGGTGTACATCGAGACAATACCACAGACATGTGCAACCTGTGGCAAAGAGATAACAACGGAAACAGTGGGGGCTATAAGAGAAGAAACACAGGGAATATACCGGGTATACTGCAAGGAGCACGTGTAAAACTCTGAAAGGAGACGAAAAAACATACCCGAACTCAAGGAGAGGAAAATGTACTACAGTTACATTGTAGAAACAGAAGACGATGAAGTATCTACACAAAGCAAGCAACACGCAGACATGCTTCTAACTTACCCTGAAGGGAAAGATCCTTGGGAAAACTTCACAGAAGAAGACTCCAAGGTACTCAAGGCAAAAGAACACGGAGATAGACTCCTCGAGATAGCTGAAACATATAGTGGAGTAAACACAGTCGAAGAAGTCTTTAGAAAGCACCTAGATAGTCTAGACTTGACGCATCCCGAAATACTTTCAATAAAGTACCTGTTCACAGTAAGCAAAGATTGTAGACTTGACTACATAGAAAGGAACTCAAAATGAGATACCTTCCGTCAGATCCGAGAGTAATAAACGGAAAGGAGGTTATAGCATTCGACAACAGCGAAAAAACGACAGACAGATACACTATCTTAATATAAAGTGAACGGGGAGACTATGATATGTGGTATATGAGCGAAAACCCATACGCACCACGCGGCGTGCACACATACGCAGGGGAGGTTAACCTGATAGACGACGTACAATGGTGGGATGACACCCTACCAGAAAGAGTCAAAGAAGCTATATAGGAGAACACGAAGTTATAACACAAAGAAAAACATATCTTGTTTATCTCAACGGGACTCAACACCAAACAAGAATACTTCAGAGGTGACAAACCATAGTGGACCATCAGTACTCCATACTGATGGTACAACAAACTATGCAGTGTAAAATCCTTCAGTTACTAGCGTAAAGGAGCACAAAAATGTCACGAGAACGGCAAGTTACAGACATTCTCAAGGAGCGGGTACCACAAAGTATAGCAGAGCTAATCGTATTCGACTCCGGCGACGAAACACTAGACCGATACACCGTGTTCATACACGACGAAAACGGATGGAAAACGTATGCCATGGGCAAAAAGGCGCTATGGCCTCTAGGAGTCAACCAGTTTGTAGGAGAGCAACTCACACCAAAGAACTTTGCCGAAGAAAACAAGGCCAGACAGGTAGAGATGGAAAACTTACCTAATAAAGTCATCAAGGCTATACAGATGAGAATGACGGCAAATCAGATTGATCGATAGGGAAACAGACGAGTACGTTTATACGAATCGGAGGTGGAACATTGCAACAAAGCGGGAATGGCTCGTCACACTGCGACGGCTTTTGTACGGTGCAAGAAGCAGCGCAAATACTGCACAGGAGCCCACAACGTGTCCGAGCATACATACAGGAGACGGACCCACACGCCAAGTACAATCTACAAAAGGCGACAAAAGCTAGAGGCCGTTGGAAGATAAGCAGACAGGAGGTGGAAACGCTCCTACAGGAGCGACAAAAACGCAAGCAGACCCGCAGGTTGGAGACCAAAGCACAGGCGCTAACAGAACGAGTAGAACACATAAAGTACGTATTAAGGATGTTTCAGCTTGACGACACAATGGATCGCAGCTTGCGAGGCCATATACTAGCAGCACTTCATGAAAAACTTGAAATCACACACAAGAAATTAGTCAACACGAGAAAACAGTTATACACTTTAACTGGACAATCAACTACCTAGCGGAGGCTACATCAAATGGATGACCTGAAAGAACACTTGACGACCGAAGAAGCTGCGGAAGTCCTCGACCGGTCCGTAGAAAGCGTACGCAAATACTGCAACGATGAGCATTGGGGATTGAAGTGTGAGAAGCGGGGTAACCGCTTTGCCATCGAGACAAGCAGTGTTCTGCGGTTGAGAACCGAGATGCTCCAAGGATTAAAAGGCCATGGTAACGGACACCCACGTCTTGCAGCTGTACCAGAGGAGCTCCGAAAGCTGCGATATGCCCAGCTGTCTATACAATCGCTAGACATGGCAGAGGACTACGAGCAGCCCATCCTAGATATCATCGACGGCTTCATGGAGCCCCTTACGAAGAAGTGGAAAGAGCAACGGAATGCCCGCATGGACGCGATACACCGCCAAGTTTCCCTTGAGGAACCCGAAGAGCCCGAAGAGGCAAGCGAAGTCACCGAGGAGACCGAGGGTCCAACGTTCTTGGACTTCTCAACGGACAGATGAGAAACAAAACGGGAGAAAAACTAGCGGACGTGCTCTTCAAAGAGCCACCAGAGAAGTGGATAGACGCCATTGTCTATCTCCTACGCGAGATACGCAAGTACCAAACAAAACAACCCATAGATGACCGTTTCAGAGCCCAAAGGATACGCAAAGCCCTCCAAGGAGAAGCCCAAAGAGAACGTGACAATGCACTACCAACTATGAGCGGTAGAAAGAAGGGGAATCCCATGTACAAATAGACTATTAAAACCGGTCAAGTACCAAAATGTAAGAGTCAAACTTGAAGGGACGGACGAAAAACATAAACTCCGTCCGTCCTTTCCTATATGGAGTACAAAAGGTTCTATTGATTTTACAAAAAACTACCCGTTATGTCGAATAGAGGCCCCAACTCTTACAAAACGGCCCTTTGTAAGAGAAGAAACACGTACATCGTCCAATAAACAATACAAGACGTACATATGTCTTGAACAACCAAAAGATTGTTTATGAAGGACTATTGAAAGAACAAACAACTCCCTCAAGTTGACGGCTTATAGGCCATTTTGTAAGAGTAAAGCCCGTTTTGTAAGACTTGTATTCTTACATAAGATTACACTAAAAACCTAAAGAATCACTGCGTTTCACACCGTTTTTGTGCAGTTGAGTCGAGTCAATTCTCTTTAATTTAATATATTATTTATTTATTATTTATTATTATTATTATTGTAAGTGTAAGAGCTACAGTATAGCCCAATGTTAAATCAGAGGGTAGTTAATAAATATCTATTTATCTCTCTGGTTTTACTCGTAGTATCATCAGAGCTCTTACAGCTCTTACACTCTTACAACCGTCCTTTTTTGCTCCTTTTTGCCCATAACAAGTAAAGACAAGCCAAAAACACTGTCCTTATGTCAACATTCCGCAAAGCACAGTACCATGGGGGATAGAAACCCCCCTGTGCCGCCGTGGGTGCACACGTATAATTAGTAAACCTGCTGCTTTTTGAAAAATAAAAGATGACCGTTGACAAGGAAGTTTCTATAGCTTATACTGTGTACACGTTGATTTTGAGAGGAGTGTGTCGTGTTCGAGGCTACTTATTGGCGGTGGCATAGTATCAAAGAGCACTACCCCGAAACCATTGTACTTCTACGCGTTCTAGACTACTACGAGGCCTTCGACGAGGACGCCAAAACCATTGCGGATATTTGCGGAAACATCCTACTGCACTTTGGAACGAGCGTGATGGCCGGGTGCCCAGTATTCTGCGTGGATAGATATATTGATCAACTCAAAAACGCAGGTTACAACGTTGTTTTAGCCCTCAAAGAAGATGAGAACTGTTTCAATTGAAAGGAGCCCCTGTGAAGTACACAGTACCCGAGTCGTTCATCGCTACATGTAAGGAAACCCAGGAGGACCCAAAAGACTTCCTAGATAAAACATGCGCGAGGTACGTTGCACGCTTCGCGGCTGGGGAGGCCACTGAGGAGTTCGTAACTGACATCCAAGTGAAACTTAGCAGACGAGACGGCGCACCCTTCAAGGCGAGATACGATATAGACAAGCAGGTTTTAAGGTACAACTTCGAGAAAGCCTATTGGTGGTGGTGTAATACGAAATCAGACGTTCATGTGGCCAAACAGGTCCTTAAAGAGGCTGTCAGAAGTTTACCTAACGCGATTGAACCAAAAGCTATAAGCAACCCCGATGTGGGTAAGGATGGCACAACTTTCTATGGGGATGGTTTGTATCAGCTAAAAGAACTCTCCGCGGAGATTGCTACACCAGAAGAACTTTTCAGGGGCTTTATCGTCTGGTGGCCCAGTGACCCATAAAATAATAAATGTGTCACTTTTTTCCTTTACAAAAGTAAGTCTTGACAAGAGTACACTTTAGGCCGTATACTGTGGAGGAGACGTGGAACAGCTTGTGCGCTGGAAGAACATGGACGAGATTGTAGGTGGCGCAGCGCGACGCGCTATGAACGACGTCTCAGGAATACTCGAGGATAGCATAGAGCTTGAGATCGACTACTCTATGGGACTCGTTTGGGTCTATTATATACGGCTAGCAGATGATGGTAGCTTCAAACAGAGCAACGTAGGATACACTTTCTCGTCACTGACGGAGGAGAGCGGAGAATGAAGACCGGCAAGCTAACGCCTCTGGAGAGTAAACTCCAAGGCTACTTGGCAGAACATTGCACATATACATCGTGCTCCTTAGAGACTCTCAGGGAAGACATTTGGGATGGGGAATGCGTGCGGGAGAACGTTATAGTAGCTATCAGCAATCTTAGAAAGAAAATCGGATCAGATGCCGTCATTACGCTGCGGTCTATGGTGCCAGGTCAGGGACCACGTTATCTATTCAGAGGAGAAAATAAATGAACGCGGATATCATGGGGACGCGGAGCAACGCCATAGAAGATGCGCGGGCTCAGGTTAGAAGATCGCGTAGAATGACCAAGCGAATTATCTCCCACTGCCCACCGTGTAGGCTGTGTACACAGCTTATCGGCGACAGCCGGCATACGCAGACTATAGAGCGCTTAGAAAGCATACAAAGAGTATCATTGCCCCGCGTGCCTTAAAAGTGCCATTGATACTCTTTGGACTATGTGTATTCTTGGTCACACTGATACTTTGCAGAGCGACCACGGCCGCTGCGCGACACACAGGCGCTGTGTCGCACACAGAAGGGCCAAAAAAGACCAAAGCCATACCTGTTAGGTTTGGCAGCGGTGGTGCGGTACATATGGCAGAGCCGGGAACAGCACTATATCAACGGATAACTGACGCAATAGACAAGGAGGACGGAGATGTATAATGTGACAGTGTATGAAACAGTCGATGAGTTTTTAGACGCCCTACCAGATATCGTAGAGAGCGCAGAGGAGCCACCTGAGATAGTCTTCGACGGCATTCATACCCTTGCAATTGAGCTTGAGGGTGTCAAACTTTCTCCGCAGATAACACAAGAGGACTTAATTCGAGGACTACTAGAGAAACACGGTTTGACGTTCTATTGGACATAGATGCGTAAAGCACAGCGGGAAATACGACGCTGAAATAGCGGAGTATCAAATCGAACGCGGCGGGATATGCGACCTAGCTGAGGGGGATTTCACTGAATGAATACAGCATTGCTTGTTTTTAAGTCGGTAGGCTGTCCACTTTGTAAAAAGCTGACACCGACCGTCAATCGTTTAGAGGAAGAGCACAATTTGCCTGTGCGCTTCCTTGAGGTAACGGACACAGATACCTTCTGGGTCAATGTATATGGGGTTTACACCTATCCCACGTTGATTTTGCTCCAGGAGGGCGTCCCTGTAAAACGCGCAACGGGTCTTGTACCCTACGGTGTGCTTATAGGCTGGCTGGAGGGCTACTTGAATGCCTGAGAGAATACTGTGTGACAACCATAAGGGGGCAATACCGTTGTGACTAATGGCAGCGTTCCACTCCCGGGGTCCGCGCTCGTTCTGTTTATGCCGCTGTGGACGTTATTGGGCCTGTGATCTCGGCAGCGACGAGTGTCACAATGACGCTGGCCTGTATTATGGCGGGAGAAGCGGGTGTGATGGGCGCTACTGCCCAACTGGCGGTTGCACATGTTGCCCTGAATAGACACGCCGGGGGCTTGGATTTAACGCTTGGCGCGGGGTTCCATGGCTGGGGGGAGCCTACTACGACCACGAAACGCCTGGCAGAAACTGCACTAACCGAGGCTGACTTTACAAGCGGCTGTCTGTACGCACTCTCGAAGCAGGATCGATACAAACTTGGATTTCCCGCGGGTGATATCGTCTTTGTCCGTGGACCCTGGGAACTGCACTTGTATAAAACGTGGTACACATGGGGGTTTTGAATGCCTACAAAGTACTTTCCGATTTTTGAGCTGGATGGCAACGAGTTCTTTATTTTAGATGGTCAACTTGTAGGAGATACTGAGGAGGCTGCTCGTAGTAGTTGGGCGACGGTGAGGCCAGACAGAAAAGTTCCTGGTCTTACGCCGCCGGTACGTTATCAAGTATTAGACGTGGATAATGCTCCACATATCGTTATGGGAACGAACTTCAGATTTGACGTCGGTGTGATTTCTGGCCCATTGCTCGAAGAAGATTTGAAAGAACACGACGGCTGGATGCCGACTGAGGAAGGCGCCGTATACCACGCCCAGGGGCACCCCTTCGTAAAGGTGGAGCCCTCGTCCGACGACATATATGAATGTCCTGAGTGCGGCGCTACGATCTCTAATGAGGATTTAGAGGAATGTCGCTAGTCTGTTTGCGGCGGGGTCCTCTAAATGAGGTACGTAGGATGCAGGAGGATTACTGACGGATGCCAATTTATGGAGAGCGATACAGAACAACGCCCTACGAGCTCCACTTTGGGGCTGTGTTTTACATTGGTAATGACGGAAATGTTGCGTTGCAGATAAAGGTAGGAAAGCACCACTTCGAGATCGGTTGGCGCCCAACACGGATCCAGCCCCAGGAGTGGGCTGACAGATATATTCCACCGCCGGAAAGTCCGTTCCTCGAAATACGCGGCGGCCGGCGCTTCGGAAAGTGGATTGAATATGAAAGACGCTTACGATAGAAGGGGGACAAATGAAACTTGAAGAGGCAACACTATGTACGCAAGTGATCTACGTACCACCGCATGCCGAAGATGATCCAACTCATGTAGATAGAGAGAAAGGCTTCGTCACGTCATGCAGCGGTCAGTACGTGTTTTGCAGGTTCTTCTCTAACTCGCCAGGGCAGGAGAACACGTTGCGCACGAAGTTATGCTCTGAATCATGCCTCCCTGGGGATCTGATCGTTGAGCACCACCACTCGCAGACGATGATCGATATCTTGTACGCTAAGTACACAAATCGATGCCCAAAGTGCCATAAGAAGATCGAGATCGACTCCGGTTTCACCGGCAGGCCCCACGGCACCGCCAGAGGCTGACATAGTGTACTCCTGATGACGGTTGGGGAGGTGTAAACATGATTTACGACGAGCTTATGGTGACGTTGGCCTCCGGATTTGCGACACTGTATCACTGCAACTTGGAGGAGCAGGTATATCCGATCGGTGTAGCCGATCCACCGCCCTACACGTACCACTTGGAGCGCGTGGCGAGTCAATTCGTAGATCCTGAGTTGAAGGTGATCGCCTATCTCCATGATATCCTCGAGGACACAGCGTGCACGCGGGGGCGCCTCGAGGAGAACTTTGGGACGTCTGTGTCAGAGGCCGTTGAGATTCTGACACACGATAAGGACGTGCCATATACCAAATATATCGAGCGCATTGCTACCTCTGAAAACGAGGCTGCAATTCAGGTGAAGTGCATCGATCTCGCCGAGAATCTGCTTCACTCCCTTCGGCCCGATGCCCCGAAGAGATTCCAACAGCGACGGAAGCGCCATATGAGGGCCCTAAAACGTCTGACAGAATCGACCGTATTCCGTCCCGCGGGTCCAGAGACATTGGTATCGAAGCACGAGACGCTACAATGAGTATCGTCAGTGAGTCAACCGCGGAATGGATCCGTATATGGTTAGGGTGCTCACACACCGGCGTATAAGTGTTACGCACCACCTAGAAAGGAGTTTGATGTCACAAGTCATTAACACTATCAGGAGGAGATAGAGATGTTTTTTCTGCGCCGAAGCTACGTTGTGCACAAGGATGAGATTGTCAGTCTGTCGGACACTGAATACAGAGTAATGCTGCACTTAGCTATAAATGCCGGGCAGTGGTGCTCGAAGCGGGACATCATTGCTATCGTGTGGCCTGAAAAGGACCCGTATGAAAATATCGTAGCCGACTACGTAAGTCGTCTGCGGGCGAAGCTCGGCGATGACGTCATCCAAACTAACTCACGGCGCCCGGAAACCGCGTACCGAACGCATGAAGCCGTAGAGGGGTCAGTGATCACCCCGCGTTGGGCGGCCGTGGCCGCAGTACACTCACCGGATGTAAACTACGAGATAGTCGATATCGAAACCAATAGAACGATAGCTCACATCTACCATCGAAACCCGCGCTACGCCCGGGCCTGTGCGTTGGCTGAAGAGCTACGGACAGCCCTCGGGGGCGTCGTGGAGGTGCTCAAGGGTGAGGCGAGTACGAAAGAGCGACAGTTCAGTTTACAGATGGCTGAAGACGTTTTGCAGTTAGTGGAGGGGACAGAAAACAAATGAGACTTGTAAAAAGAACCTGGGTGACTATTTCTGACGACGAAGAGGAGCGCATTCGCATAGCACCTAGCGCGGGGCCCCCTGAATGGATCGAGGGGTTTATAGTACCCGTTACGACGGTGCCCGATGATGAGGCTCACGACCTTGAGCGTCAGTTCCAAGAGGACGTACGTGGCCCTGAGCTGCGCGCGATGTGTGGCACCTGTCGAACGCTAGAGGCGATGTTTAGAAGTGGCGGTTCTACACACGAATCCTGCCCCTGTGAGTGCGGGGAGGCCACAGAATGACGTACATCGGCATCGTTTTGACGTTGATTCTCATCGTGAACTTTCTCGCCTGGGTGACGCTACTAGCTAAGCTAGAGAACATTTATATGCATATACTTCGGAGCAAGTATGGGCCGCGCACGAGTCACGGGGCGCTCACACAGGAAGAGCTCGAGACGCTTTACGAAACGGGCGTCTGGCCGGAAGACTAATTACAAGGAAAATTAGAGCTACGTTCTCAACTTCATTTGCGTAGTCGCTTTACTTCTAGGTTGATTTGGAGGAAGATACAATGACGAATTGGACTTTGGATAATATATTGGATTTTGTTTATCACACAGCGGGGGCACTCAATAGGATCGAACGCATGTTTATAGATATGACAACCTGGGCAGTAATCGATGGTTTGGATCTTTCAGAAACCCCTATGACTCCTGAGGATCGCTTTGAGGCAACACGAGCGTTGGTTATCGATGAGCTAGATCGTCTTAATGTGAAGCTCGGGGGTCAAGTAGAACCCCGAGAGCTCCCCTTACCTCGGGAGTTCGTCATGTCCACACTTCGTGACGCCCGTGAAAAACTGATCGAGACAACGTCGTGCGAATGTAGCTGTATACCACGGACGGGGGAAGTTTGTGTTCAGTGCCGTTTGGAAGAGCTGCTTGATATGCTGGCGGACACGGGAGACGGAGACGATGACTGCACAAAGCGCAAGGAGAACGCGATTTAACGCTTTACCCCTGATTGTGCTCGTCGGGTTAGTACTGGCTTTGTTTAGTGGCGGACTCGTAGCTGAACGGACCGAGGCGCCACCGGCGGACATTCCAAGAGCTGCGCCACCGAATACTCATGCTCTGACAAAGCATCCAGAATCTGCAGGGGTGTACAAACGGTATAAGAATGGAGATTTCGATTGTCTCCGTATATATCTCCAGTTCGAGAGAAACAGACGTCTATACCGATTGTCATGGGACGGCATGACAATAGAGGGGGGAATTATCACGACGATCTCCGGAAAGCACGTCACGAGCTACGTCGCGGACTGTACGTACTGGGAGAACGTCGTCGTCCGGGATGAGTACGTGCAAGTGTACGAGGGGGGAACATGCGATGCCTACATGGATTACTGACCTGGGGCTTCTTGGGGCTGGTCTTTTGGATATACTCTGCTGCCTCCGCTAAGGAATATCCATATGATGATGACATGTAGATTATTGCCAGCAGAAACGCATATCGTTGAGGTATTCACATGTGTGCTTTTAGGTTTCGTGCTTATATTGTTTTTGGATTGAGCTAGGAGAGTCAAACATGGTGTATCGCATAATCAATGACCACGTCTTGACTACCGACAAGGTACAGAAGGGCTCTATAGACCTTATTGTCACCTCACCACCGTATAATTTGGCTGTCGCCTACGGGGACTACGACGACGAATTGCCCTACGAGGACTATCTCACTTTCAGTAGGAATTGGCTACGCCGGTGCTTCCAGTGGTTAAAGGACGACGGGCGTTTGTGTTTGAATGTGCCTTTAGATACCAACAAGGGGGGAAAACGAAGTGTCGGTGCAGATTTAACAGTATGCGCCCAGGACGTTGGTTTCAAATACCATACCACTATAATCTGGAACGAAGGAAACATATCTTGCAGAACGGCTTGGGGTTCGTGGATGAGCGCGTCGGCGCCCTATATCATCGCTCCTGTTGAGCTCATCGTTGTCCTATACAAAGATCACTGGAAAAAGTCGTCGGGATCGGGGGAGTCTGATATTGAGCGGGATGACTTTATCGAATGGACCAATGGCCTTTGGACGTTCTCAGGCGAAAGCAGGAAACGTGTCGGACATCCCGCTCCGTTTCCCGTAGAATTGCCTCACCGCTGCATAAAAATGTTCAGCTACGTTGGGGATATCGTTTTGGATCCATTTCTAGGCAGCGGTACTACGCTTGTTGCTACTGAACTGACCGGGAGACGCGGTCTGGGAATCGACATCAACGAAGATTACTGTAAGCTCGCCGAAGATCGGCTATCTTGTTGAATCCCATGGACGTTATCGCTTGGCAAGGATTGAAACTATGTCTTAGCGACCTTTTGGCGGGGGGTACTGCTCTAGCACAGCGGCAGTACATTAAGATGATCAATCGGTATTAGTCAGGGACTAACCACCCCGGCCGCCGTCTGGTGACTCGTGGGGCTACACCCCCTGGGAGCAGGGCGTTCGATTCCCCTGAGGCGGCCTTGTAGGTAGGGCGAAAGGCGAGGGATTCTCTAAGAAGAGGAGGACAATGACACGACGAAAAATAGTTGAGTGCCCGGAATGTAGGGGGGAAGGGCGCGTGTGGCGCGTCACGCGACATGTCTATGATTCTATTCATTCGGAGATCACGCCCAAGTGTGATGGTCGGGGCAAGGTAATAAGCAATAAGCGGAGGGACCACGCCGCATGCGAATAGAGTTTAGACACTCGGGAACAGTTTTGTGGAGCTATACTAGTCTCACCCCTGTGCTGGTCCCTCGTGTTGGGGATATCGTCACAGCGTGGGGGGACATCAAAGAAGATATTAACTTAGGAAGTTGGCGCGTCACACAGGTAACTTGGGGATACTACTCCGTACATCGAGAGGATGTCACCTGTGACAAATGTGTCGTTCTTGTCTGTGTCGAACCGCGGGACTAGCTATGATCGCGGGGTACCACTATAAACTAGATGATGAGGGGTTATCAAAACGAAAATGAAATCACGCCAGATTACCGTTGAAACATCCTCGAGGGACGTCCGCGTCCGGGTTGTTAGACTTGATGAGGACGGGCTACCTGGTATAGAAGAGTGGCATGATGAGTGCGGCGCACTTAGCAAAGGCGCTGAACAGGGGAATCTAGAAGCTACATTCCGGGACACCTGTAGTCTGGACCCTCTGGAGATTCTAGAAGATGTTGTCGAGGAGTACGCTGTTGTTGAAGATGCTAGTCATGTGCACTTAAAGCTCGGTGGAGAAGAGTGGCATGTCAAGTTCCCGACACCGGTGGAAGAACATGATCTAAAACGCCGGTTAGTACAGATGTTGCTGGACGCCTATAAACTCGCGGGTTCCTGAAGGAGATTAAAATGGATCTTACAGACCTCTGTGATTTTTTGTCCGACTTAGGGCATCCCACACGGATAAGAATCCTGCAAGAAGCACTGAGACAGGGCTACATTACTACAGCACACGATATCTTCGAGGCTACCCCCGGAGCGCATCACCATTTGAGTGTCTTACGAGAAGCCGGTTTACTTGTCTCACCGCAACAGGCCGGGGGTTCGGGCCCTGTGCATATTATCTACCGTGTAGACGAGGCGAAAATGCGTAGAATTATCAATGCCCTGTCGGTCACTTTCTTTCAAATGGAAAATGAGTGTTGACATGCACAGTGTCTGGGGATTATAATAGGGGTGCACCGTTGAGTAAGCCCCATACGGATTTCCTTGGAGATAGGCACTTCAAAGGTGCTCGTCGTCTGGTCCTCTCAGGGCCCGCCACCAAGGAATGGCGTATGGGAACGGGGAGCACCTTTGAAGTGCCTATCTGGTTGTTACATATGCGCTACGGGAATTAAGAAAGGGGGACGATGTACGAGATACATATCTCCGAGGTAAACACATTTAGAAGCTGTCGCTTGAAGTGGCACTTCTCCAGTAGAAACCGTTTGAACCTGGAACACAAGTTCCCGTATTCTCCGTTTTTCATCGGCAGTGCGATGCACTACGGTATTGCCGCCTTCTACACAGGGGGGCTGGACGGCGCAAAGCGAGCCCTGTCGCAGTATCTATCTCGGAAGACCGAGGATCTCGGCGCGTACAACCTCACTGGGGCGGAGTGGGCGAAGATCGACGAGGATATCGCGCTGGCCCACGGCATGATTGAGAACTATGCTCGGTGGTGGGGTAGCGGTCACGATGACTTCGATGTCGTGCCGGAGCTGCCCATTGTCGTAGATCGTGGTGACTACAAGTACCGCGGGACGGCAGATGGTTTGATCACCTGGAATGGGGAGCACTACTGGGCGGAGTTCAAGACCGCGGCGAGACTTCCGAAGTCTGGAGAGCCCCTTCTGTACGACAATCAGCACGTTGCCTATCTGTGGGGCGCGACACAGGATCCTTCGTATGCCGATCTGGACATCCAGGGCGTGTTGTTCACGTTCCTGCGGAAAAAGCTCCCGACAGTGCCAAAGTTGACAAAGTCGGGCGCTGTGTCACGACGCAAGATCACAACGACCTACGAGACGTATCTACGGGTCATCCAGGAGAACGGCTTGGTTCCCTCGGACTACAGAGACTACCTGGAGCGTCTAAAAAATCAGGACAGTCCGTTCTTCCAGCGATACATGATGCGGAGAAACATGAGGCGCCTGAAGGTATTCGAGCGGGACTTTGAGAGCACCGTGGAAAAGATGACTAATGACCCTGAAATATACCCATCCCCCACACGATGGTACTGCTCCAGATGTCCATACAACGATTTATGTAAAGTTTACCTCTATGGAGGTAATATCGAGCCGGTTGTCGAGGCCAACTACCGGCCGCGCGAGGCTAGCGAATTAGAAGTCATACCGTAGACAGGAGGGCAGAGATGCCAGTTCAGAAGATAAGTCAGACGGTACCATATCTCAAGGTGCTCATTTATGGCGATAGTGGCGCTGGAAAAACGTGGCTTGCGGGTTCCGCAGCCGATGTAGAAGCTATGCGTCCTGTACTGTTCGTCGATTTGGAGTCGGGCGTGTTGTCTATTCGCGATCGCGATGTCGACTTGCTTCCAGTCAGATCCCATGCGGACCTCCAGGAGTTATCCGATCTCATAAGCAACCCATCGCCCGAGGATGGCGAGGATGAGCCGTACAGAACAGTTGTAATCGATTCCCTTACAGAGCTTTACGCGCTGAATATGGAGATACAGCTTCGTGCGGAGCAGCGCCCCAACGCCGTACCGGAGCTCAGGGACTGGCTGCAGTGTGTTTCTGAGGGGTCGCGTATTTTTATGGCGGATGGCTCAGAAAAACCGATTGAAAGTATCGTACCTGGAGACGTAGTTCTGGGTTTATCCCAGAAAAATCATTGTCGACTAGTACCTACTGTTGTCGATCGTGTTATTCTACAGGGAGAAAAACCTTGTGTGAAAGTTAATAACCTGCGGCTAACGGCAGATCATAGAGTTATGACCCGTGAAGACACACATCTTGCGTGGCGTACTCCGGAGGAATTGGCTACGCTTAATTCTGGTCCAGAAGTGGTCCAGTTGTCTACAGTACATAAGCGTGAAAAGATTCTCGGACATCAAGTCCATAGTCTGTGGCGCTCAGGTTCCCTACACATGTCCAATCCAAAGAAACGACAAGTATACGATTTAACTACAGGGACGGGGAACTTTTTCGCAGAGGGTATATTGGTTCACAACTGCACGAATAAGATGCGTCGCTTTTTACGCTTCGTCCGACAGCAGCCAATCCATTTTATTACAACCTGCCAGGCCCGTGTGCTAGACGATGAACTCACAGGGGCAGTATCCAGGGTACCTGATTTGCCCGGTAAGCTAGCGGGGCAGGTGGGGCACTTTTTTGACATCGTCGGTTACATCAAATCGTCTTTGGACCGCTCTGGAGAGACTGTAACGCGAACTTTGCAGGTACAGCCCTACCGAAGGGTTAGTGCTAAGGACCGCACCGGACAATTTGGTGTGGCGGTAGAAGATCCAACGATGGCTAAACTATACTCGGCCATCACGGAAGAATAGCATCGGCATTATGTGAGTTTCTGGGGGAACTCACTGTGCACATAAATTGTATATTGTAGACGTAGACAAAAGGAGACAGTAAATGTCTGATCAGGCAGGAACGATCCACGTAGATCTGACCGGCGTATCAACAGAGCTTGAGCCCATCCCGCCGGGGATTTACAACGCGACAGTAGTAGAAGTAGAACAGAAGACATCCAAGAAAGGCAACCCGTACCTGAACTGGAAGTTCGACGTGGAACCGAATCCCGACACTGGTTTCGATGGCAGCACCCCCGCGTGGTCGACCACGAGTTTGCTACCAGACGCCCTGTGGAACTTGAAGCGAACCCTGCAGGCGCTAGGCTACACGGAAGATCAGCTTGAGGGTGAGCTAGCCTTGGATCCCTTCGATCTCGTCGGTCTAGAATGCACTTTGGTTATCGTGGCCGACTGGTACGAGGGCAAGGAAGTTTCCCGCGTAGACGAGGTGCTCCCACCTGGAGCCGCTCCGGAAGGTCCAGCGGAAGAAGACACAGATTTATTCTAGTCGGCCCGCGTTGGTTGGGGTATCCCCCAGGTACCCCAACTCGCGCCTAGCTTTCTAGGAGATACCTGTGGCAAGTGTGTCAGAATTTCTGAACGTTATCTTCGACGGTGTATTGGATGAAGAGCACAAAATAGATTTTCGTATCCTAGACCCCGCGAAAAGTGGCCCCGTGAGTCACTTTACTACAGCGGACACCGATGTAGTATACAAGTATATCTCAGAACATGGCTGGTCAAAAGGTCACCACGTGTTTTTCGGCGTCGTCCCCCGGCCCATCGAGGGCGTACAGTGCCTCTGGGCTGATCTGGATGGCAGCGATTTCGGTGGTGGTAAAGAACAGGCGAAGGTCGCAGCCGAGGAGGCGTTTCCACTTAAACCGTCTATTGTCGTCGACTCGGGGCACGGCTACCACCTATATTGGCGCCTAAAAAGCCTAGTGGATCCTGCACAGGCCGAGGAAGTTATGAAGTCCCTGGAGGACGTTCTTAACGGTGATTCCACCAGCGATCCGACCAGATTTTTGCGCCTTCCTGGAACACAGAACCCTAAAGATCCCCGTGTTCTGTGTCAGATAGAGACACTTAGACCAGAGAAGACGTACGCTTTAGAGGACTTCAAAGCAGCTTTTCGGGTACCCCCGCGGGTCATGGACAGGATACGCTCGGAAAGCCACAAAGGGTACAAGTCTCGCTCGGAGCGTGATTGGTTTGTCACGACCGCTCTTGTACAGACGGGCCTCAGAAACTCCCTTATCAAGGAGATATTCTACGAGTGGCCGATCGGAAACAAGGTTAGAGAAGAGCCCGGAGACCACTACATAGAGTATACAATCGCGAAGGCACACGAGAGTCTCAGACACAGTACTCGTACTACGTCGGAGGCTGAGGCGCGGTTCTACATCGAGGATGATGACTCCTTATGGTCGGTTCGTGACGACCAGGACCCGCGTCGTGCTAGTACCTTTTGGTTTGAGCCACAGCGAGTTATCGAGAGCGGTGATGGGGATATCCTCGAGGGGACGATTCACGCGCATGAACATACATGGCCTGGAGAACGGCTTGAGAAGCACGCTTTTGACAGCGCTAGAAACCTGAAAGCCGAGTTGCGCCTGGGGTCGTGGTGTTGGTTTGGATCGGACAAGGACACGCAGCTTTACCTGGAGTACATCATGCGCAAGCTAGAAGAGGACGGCATGCCGCGTGCTCAGGGGGAGATCGCCATCGGGCGTCACGGTGACTTTTGGGTTTCTCCTGGCATGACGTTTACCAGGGACGAAGTTTTCTCGCCCGCTGAGGCCCCTATAGCATTTGTGGACCGCGGACTTGAATACCCTGACATGAAGTACAGCTTCGAGTCCGAAGATATGTACCGCGAGCTATGTCGTGATATTTTCACACATTTTGAGGATCTGGTTAATCCACAGGCCCTGTGGACGATCGCCGGTTGGAACTTTGCCGCGCCGCTGAAGCCCCTGCTTTTTGACGCGGGAATACGCTTTCCTCATCTCGACTTGTACGGCACCCGAGGCTCCGGTAAGACGACCATTATACGAAATATCTTCCAACCACTATTGGGCGCAGAGCGGCCAACTTATCACGACTGTCAGACGACAGCTTTTGTGCTTCTTGGCCTTTTGTCCTCAACGAATAGCTTTCCTGTGCTACTTGCAGAGTTTCATCGCAGCATCCTTCCACAGCCCGTGTACAACCGTCTGTTGCGTACGCTAAAACTGGCCTACGACTCGGGGTTCGACAGCCGCGGGCGACCAAACCAGACCATTGAGGAGTATCCATTAACAGCGCCGATTATTCTCGATGGCGAGGATGCACTATCCGACGCTGCTGTTCAGGAGCGCTCGATTATTGTAAACCTATCGCCAGAAGACGTCATGGAAGGTACGTCCGCCCACCGGGCGTATAAGGCGCTTACAGAGATGGATTTGCACAGATTCGCAGGCAACTTTATACGTTATACCCTAGAGTACACCGAGGACGACGCAAAGGCGCTATATCTTGAAGCACGTGGGCGAATTATGAACGCTTTTCCAGAGAAGCTACCGGACCGCGTTCGATCCAATATCTGCGTTGTAGGTTCTGGCCTCGTCCTATTAGAGAGATACGCAAATCGTGTGGGCTTTGACGTACCGAACTTCGACGCGGATTTCCTGCGCGAGCGCCTGTTTCCCGCGTTGGAGGCGGTTGTGGACCTGGAGCACGGACGTACTAGAACACTGGCCGATGCCCTTATTGAGGATCTAGTGAACCACTTAGAGCTATGTGGGCAAAACAGGTGGGAAGTTCCGTTCTTCGCTCGATACAACGACGAGGCAAATGAGATCTGGTTTCAACTTGCGTCGGCGCACAATTGGTGGTTAGCTCAGCGCCGCCGCCGTGGGCTGGCCGTTCTTGACGATACGGCTTTAACAACCCAGTTGCAGGAACGGTTTGTAGCTCGACGGGGCGGCGTTGGGCAGTACATCTTAGAGCCAAAGTCAGTTCGCATTGGGGGCAGCGTCCAGTGGGCTTACGGTGTGGATGTAGATAAGGCTCTGGAAGCCGGTTTGGACATACCAGCGACGCTCACGCCAAAGGACACCTTAATCGTAAATATCTCATCAAAAGGGAGTGCAAAATGACGCAGAAAGCGCCGTTTGCCAAATGCAAGGAGTGCCCGCTTAATGACCGCCCCTTTGTACCAGGGTCCGGGGATGACCGCGGAATAGACGTCGTCATCGTAGGGGAGGCTCCAGGAAACGTCGAGGCACAAAAGAAAGTTCCCTTCGTGGGGCCCTCGGGGGAGATCCTACGAAGGACATTGGACACCTTCGGAGCCACAGGTGTATGGATAACGAACGTATTAGCTTGTCACCCACCGGGCAATAACTTCAATGCAGAGGCTGCAGCATGTTGCCACAAAAGGTTAATTGAGGAGATCAAAATGCACACCCCCCGTGTCGTTTTGGCTTTGGGGAACGAAGCCGCGAAGTCGCTGCTTGGAGATGGGCCGGGAATTACAAATCGCCGCGGTATTATAGGGCATTCTACAGAGCTGGATGTCAATGTGATGCCCACGGTACATCCTGCCTACGTTCTTCGCCGCCCTGTGGTATGGCGCGACTTCGTGGAGGATGTCAGGAGAGCTTTGCGGCCAGAGCAGCGCTACGTGCAGCTCAAGAACCCAGAAGGCCCCTACGCGTGGAGCGAAGAGGTCACGGTCAGTCAGCAGCTAGCTACAATAGAGGCATTCATACGTGATCCACGTCCCGTGACATACGACTTAGAGACCACGGGGTTTGACCCTCGTAAGAATCGTGTTGTCGCTATCGTGCTATGCAACACGCCGGGAACGGCACGGGTGCTTTATGGGGATAACCTCTACAATCCGCGAGTGAAACGTGCCTTGCGGCGGCTTTTCGAGACTAGTGGACATGACATAAACGGCCACAACCAGAAGTTCGATCAGCGATTCCTTATGGAGCAGCTGTCTATAGCTGCGCCGCCCGCTTGGGATACAATGCTCGGCAATTACATTCTTGATGAGCGCCGCGGGCAGCATGGCTTAAAGCTCCTGGCTCGTAGAACGTTCGATGCCCCAGATTGGGAAGAGCCCCTGCGTGTATACATGGAGAAGCACGATTTAACCTCGTATGGAGATGTACCAGGCCGGATGCTTACGCGCTACGCTGCTTGGGACGGAGACTACACGCATCGGCTATTTGTCCATCAGCAGGACGAATATGAGGATTTCCCGAAACAGCGGAAACTCATGGAGGAGCTAATGCTGCCTGCTAGCTCAGCGCTGGCCGAGATAGAGAATCGCGGCATGCTGGTCGATCAGGACACGATAGAGGAAGTCACAGAGGACTTTACACAGCGCGTAGAGGACATTCGAGAAGAGCTGTGTGCGATTGCGGGTGATCCGGAGTTTAATCCTAACTCCTTTCAGCAGGCCGCGCACATCATGTATGATGTGCTAGATCTCCCTGAAGTTGAGGGGCGTACGACGAAGAAGGAAGTGTTGAAACGCTTTAGCAAGCGTGTTCCATTCTGCGAAAAGATGATCGAGTACCGCTATCTGTACAAGCGTCTTTCTGTGGACTGTCGCGGTATCGCTGAAAAAATTGAGAGCGACGGCCGTGTGCGTACGAACTTTTTGTTGCACGGTACGCGTACGGGGCGCTTGGCTTCAAGTGATCCCAACCTGCAAAACATCCCCAGACAGCCGTCGTCTATACGTTCGTTTTTTGTCGCGCCCGAAGGAAAGATCTTTGTTGATGTTGACTTCTCCCAGGCGGAGCTCCGGATCCTGGGCTTTCTGTCGCAGGAGGACTTTTTCGTCAACGCCTACAGAGAAGGTCGCGATATACACGACGAGGTCGCCGAGATGCTCTTTGGTAAGGACTTCACGAAGTACCAGCGTACCATGGGAAAGTCCTTTTCGTTTGGTCTTATCTATGGTCGCGGTGCGGACGCAATCGCAGCGGAGTACGGGATGTCCTATAAGCAGGCCGAGGCCATGATGAAGCAGTTCCTTGGACGCATCCCGAAGGCTCGAGAGTGGATCAAAGAAACACACCGCACAGTGCGAGAGCACGGCTATCTGGAAACGCTGTACGGACGGAGACGCCGTTTTCCGCTTATTACAAGCCGTTTCGAATCTAGTATAATGCGTCAAGCGCAGAACTTCCCTGTGCAGTCCGTCGCCAGCGATCTAACGTTGGAATCTCTTGTAGCCATGAACGACGCTGGTATGGAGATTGTATCTACCGTGCATGACTCGATTATGCTATACTGCGATCCGGATGATCTGAATGATATCCTGCGAGAAGCCCAGCGTCTGACTGCCAATATCGCTCGTGAGCGGATCGGAGATGAGATTCCGTTTCCTATCGAGGCGAAAGTCGGTCACGCTTGGGGAAAACTAGAAGAAGTGGAGATGCCAAAATGACTAAAGATTTTACACGGTACACGCGGGCGTTACGCAAAGCGCTGGAACTACTGGCGCACGTGTGGAGTTGATCATGCGTATTATAGACGATATCGACGCCCACGTAGCCGGCAGATCCACGGATAAGATTCTTACGCTTGAGGATTATGCTGAGCAGCATGCCCAGTTACGAGAAAACCATGCTGAGTGCATACACCCGTTGCGCAGCTTCCCTAAGCATGTAGAGGTCTTTGTGAGGTGCATATGATCGTCCTTGGATTGGACCCCGGTGAGACGACTGGGTATGTTGTGTTAAAGTTCGAGGAGGGGGATGACTTACCAGCGGAGGTACTTCGCGTGGGGGAAGTCGACATGTGGGTTGGCCTGGAGCGGTTATTTCTAGAGTTCCAACCCGGGCAGATCGCCTGCGAGTCCTTTAGGCTTTTTCCTTGGATGGCTAAGACGAAGACGTGGAGCACTTTTCCAACTGTCGAGGTCATTGGCGTTATAAAGTATCTGGCGCGTAAGTACGGTGTCCCAGTGAAGATGCAGAATGCCAGCATGAAGAAAGCCTGCCGCACTAATCCCAAGCACCCCAGTCCCCATGTTAAGGACGCGGCTAGACACGCATTGATATGGTGGCATCGCGCGGAAAACAAGAGAAGACAGTGATACATTTAGAAAAGCGTGGCTGGAAGATGGGTTTCTACACTGAGGACATCCCCGATAGAAACTACGTCCTCAGTGTTATTGGAGATATACCCGGTGTAAGTGGCAGGCGGGGTCGGGCGGCGTTTCCCGCGGAGGTTCGGTTACTGGAGTTGGTTTTAGCTAAGTATCCCGACTTGGATCTATCAGAGGACGCACAGACGTGGCTTGATGATCGCTTGAACGAAGAACAAACACGTGCACAGCTGGCTGACCGCGAAGATACTGAGTTAGATTACACGTATGCGGAAACTCTGCGACCTTATCAACGTGTTGGATCAGCTTTTGTCGCACAAGCTGGACGGTCTATGCTTTGCGACGAGTGCGGCTTAGGCAAGTCTGTACAGGCCATCGCCGCTGTGGAGATGACACCCCGGACGGAGACCATTCTCGTTGTGTGTCCCAACGCATTGAAGCTCTTTTGGAAAGCAGAGATCGCCAAGTGGTCTACGCTTGATCTTCCGCGGGTCGTCGTAAACTCGGAGACGCGGAATGAAGATTTCGATCGCTATAACGGCGGTTGGATGATCATAAACTACGCACAGATATATCGCACAGATCGTCTGAAGGAGCGGGTGTGGGACTGGGTCTTATGGGATGAGAGCCACAATCTAAAGAACAGAAAGACAGAGACGTACAAAGCTGCTCAACAAGTGAAATACCGACGTACAGCTCTCATTACAGGAACACCCTTTGGAAACGACGTTTCGGAACTTTGGGCCCCCCTACATCTTCTGGAACCCAAGTACTTCTCGTCGTATTGGCGCTTCTACGAAATGTACGTGGAATACTATCAGGACTACTGGGAGCACAGGCATATCCTTGGCGTGCGGAATAGGTCCCTATTGCGTAAGGAGCTAGCCTCGAGGATGATCCGTCGTAAGAAGGACGAGGTCTCCGACGAGCTTCCAAGTAAAGTATACCAGACGATTCCTTTGGAGATGACGGCGCTGCAAAAGAAGCTGTACAGGCAGATGGCCGACGAGATGATCTTGGAGCTCGAGAGCGGAGAGCTTCTCGAGGCTGTCAATACGATGTCGATGATTACACGTCTTCGTCAGATTTTATCTACACCGGCCGCGTTCGACTTTGAGGACTCCTCAGCGAAGCTGAACCACGTCATGGAGTTAGTAAGAAAGTACAAGAAACTCGTAGTGTTTTGTCAGTTTCGCGCACCAGTCAAGGCGCTAGACCACAGACTTACACAGGCGGATGTGGATCACGTTACCGTCTTGGGCGGGATGGGCGACGAAGCTGTCGATGCCGCTGTGCGGCGCTTCCAAGAGGACGCGGATTGTCGGGTCTTTGTTTGCACCGCTCAAACCGGAGGAATTGGCCTAACCTTGACCGCTGCTCGCGTGGCCGTTTTAGTCTCTCGGCCATGGTCAGCTATTGAGCAGAGCCAGACTGAGGATCGCGTTCACCGTATTTCCCAAACTGAACAGGTACAAATAATCTCCCTTCTGTGTCCAAACACTGTCGATGATCTGGTAGAAAAGAAGCTCGCAAACAAGTTACGTATGACACAGGATGTGCTTCAGGAAGCCCTTGTGGATAGCTTAAAGCCTTGGACGACTTAACTGACGAGTACTACGGTAATTGTCTACGGAAGGCGAACCGGCGCCCCACCAACGCAGGCTCGCCCCCGTGATCGACCGGATGATTAGCTTTTGTGGTCCTGCATTCCGACACTAACGCTTGTTTTACTTGCTTCGGCAAGCCTTCGCATGTGTTCATTCTCAGTTCTTCTTAGGCGTTCTATGTGGCGCTGTTCGGCGTGTTGTACTTTACTCCCGAACCAGAAGCCAATTACGGTGTATCCTATAGAGCGTAGGGACTCATCAATTTCTTTGCCGCAGGCGCTTAAATAGACCATTGTACCAATGACACCGACAGTTACTATGGATTGCACAATAACGCTGTCTTCAAGTAGCTCAAGGAAGCGCAATCCAAATGTTACTTTCTTTTTCTCGGGCATCGTATTTCCTCTCTGTTAAAGCCGCGATGAAAGTGTATTATAACTCACGGAGCCATTGTACTATAGCGTTGAGCGTTGCCCAAATGTCGTTGACGGTTTCTTCGATATCTTCTAACATCTCACGTGTGGTGCGCGTCGGGGTCGGTGATGGTAGTGGCGTGGCGGTTCGAGTTGGCGTAGCTGTTTTCGTAGGTGACTTTGTTGGTGTAGGCGTTGGTGCACTACTCGCACTGCGAACGGCTACACGATGAACAAACTCATCTCCGTCCCCACCGGAAGCTACTCGGAAATCGCTACCATGTAATTCATTTTGGAATGCGGCGTCTTTGACTAACCAGGTGAACTCTCGCCAGGTATTTGTACCGCCCTTGCGCATAGACTTCGCTATGAGATCCCCTTTTTTGTTTTTGTACTCCAAAGTCAGCGTATCTTTACCGTAGTCCGCTGCGAGTACTGCAATTTCGTATTGATTCTTGTGCGCAAAAGCATCCTCAATGTCGAAGTAGATGTACTTTTCAGCGGTGTATCTCACTTGACGGGCGTACATGCTGTCACGGATGTCCTCTGGTAGGGCTTCGCGTGAGAGTCGTGGTGCACTACCATCGGGGCCGTCTTGTCTGTACAGCCAAAATTGCCAGTCACCTATCTTCCCGGAGCAGCCGCCACTTCCCCATTCATCTAAGGGATACTCAGCATCGCGGAGAACGGTCCATACGCTAGGCGTCGTGTACAAGTCGACGCCAAGATGTGTAGCAACGAATTGAAGCATTCCGGGATCTGTTTCCCGCAGCCACTCTGGATGTACATCTATCGCGTCGGGATGATAATGCATTCCGGCCAGCCACGACCAATACTTCTGCTCTTTGTTACCGAACCCATATGCGGACTCGATCCAGATGGGCACGGTAGTTGAGTATTTACGCATCATATCCCAACTCCCAGTAAACGACCCGTGGCCTTGGTGACAGTCTACATCCATCCACATCCCAGAGTGTTTAAGTCCCGCAGGGGGTTCCAAGCTAACAGCAAGCTCCGCTATGGCCTTCCGCATGCCGCTGCCACCTGGTGCATGATCTATAAACACCGTTGTGCTTGGAAATGCTTCGTTGTACACACGCAAGGTTTTTTCCGTATACTGCCCGAATCTGTATCTAAGACCTCCTACTTGTTGATCGACGGCGGCATTCCAGTTACAGTTGCTGTTCTTTATGAGCTGTGTTTCTCCGTCCAAACCAGTTGTAGCAACGATCGCGACGATTTGAGGATCGCTGTCGTACTTAGCACCAAGGGCGCGGATCATCTCATACCACGCTGCACGCCACATTGCGTCGTCGAATGCCGGCACGACGGCGATAGTTCCGCATCCGTGCAGTACGTGCCCAACACGATGCCCATCGATTACAGCATAGTCTCTTGAGTACACCCACCTGGGGGTTGCATCATAAAATGTAGCGGCATCCCACGCATACGCGCTCGACAAGTAATTGTGGATCTTCAATATAATCGGTTTTTGTACGACTTCTCCAGTTGAGAGTGTCACAGTCAACTCACGTTCTTTTGCTAGGTTCTCTTCGATAGGCTTCCAATTATAGGTACCTCGAGCGGGATTAAGTTCTTCCCATGTATAAAAGTGGACAGAGCCTACAGGTACGCCAAGATGAAAATCCGTTCCGTAGTCGAACATCTGGTACAGAGCGGGTACGATTGGCTTTTTTGGGCTTTCAAGACGTGACAAACGCATCCAGTCCCAGTAACTGTCGTTGTGTTTTACCGCCCATTCGGCATCGCCGCAGAAGAAGACAGTGATAGATGACGTTTCCGCTGTAAAGGTCAGTTCGTGGTGTATCCATTCGTCCGTGGCTTTAAGCCCTGGAGGCGGCGTACTCCATGTCAACTCTCCATTTTGTTCTACACCTATACTTGTCCGGTAGCTGCCGCCGGGGGATGAAACCCAAGGATCGTCGCCCGCGCTGGACCAAGCCCATACACGAGCCTCTAGGAGATACACAGCCCCCGGTGTGACGTCTACCTCCTGCCCAATGCTAAATCTATGTTGGGCAAATGTTGTAAAACCTTTTGTGAGCGTCGGAGACGTACCGTCGGGGAACTCCCAGGAGACGTTAGATTTTATCTCCGGTCTGACAGCTCGTCGCCCATCGGGACGTTTATCTTTGTCCCAGTCAAAGTAGTTCCAACCTTCGGGTAAGGAAATCTCGGGGGTACCCTGCCACAGATGCGTCCCTCCTGAGAAATCCCCATTTTCCAACAGATTTTCTGGCCCGTTGGCGTGACTGGCTGAAGGAACTACGGCAGCGAGCAGACAAAGTATGAGTACGATAAGCCATGATCGGTGCTTCATTAGATTCTCCTTACAGTTTAAGCTGTTTCCCCGGGAAGTTGGTACACGTCAATTACCTCTACCGGCGTATCTGAACTTACGTTCCAGCAGTTCATCATCTCTGTGTCCCACATAATACCTACGCCCCAAGTTAAAAGCGCCGGTTCGTTGCCGCCAACGCCACGAACCGCCCCTCGTGCTAAAAAGGGCTCGCGCGTCCCTGCGCCGCGTCGGAGTATCAATACCTCCGGATCGTCGCGTACTAACCAGATCGCTAACTGTCGCTTCATTTTATTAAGCATCATTCCTCCTTATGCTTCATGTCTAGCTCCCCCGTTAAAATCTCTACACTATTATCTGTACGTCTGCTACATCTCCGTCGGCCTTCTCGGTTAGAGCAATTCCGACAAGGTTACGAATTGTCGCGGCGTTGTCGCGACTCCCCAAACCCGCCGTGTTCGACGCGACAATCGCATCGCCGGGAACGATCTCCGGACCGTCGCAAGCGATAGACGCGCGTCCGTAGCCCTTGTGCGCGCACTTCACACGCGTACCAGGTTCAGCCCCCGTAATTGTAACGAGCGGTGCTCGAGCGCCACCACTTTCTGCGTATACGACAGCGTGTGTTGTTGTGTCATCTAGCACAACGACCTCACCGACGCCGACGGAAAGTCCAGTGTTGTTTAGCAGATTGAGCATCGGCCTTTCACTAACTGTGAGTTTTCGTTGCAGTACATCCATCGTGCGGAATCGCTTTGCTATAATATCCATTGATTAGAAAATCCTCCTATCGATTAAGCGAAGTCCTACGGAAAACTCTCAGCAGATGCTCCAGAGTCTGAGTCTTATCCAGCAAAGTACGTCGATTCGTCCTCTTCTGGATATTCGTCTTCGATCGGCTCCCATCCGAGTACTTTCAATGTCGGTACGATATGTTCTCCAGACTCGTCGACCGTTACGTGTACTTCCGTAACCTGTAGATCGTAGATAGCGTCTTTGTGTACACCTGTGACGAGATACCCGAGGTCCCAATCCACGCTGTATAGACAATCCGGTGTGGGTTTTACTTCAAATGTGAACTCTATATTCTGGCGATTTTCCCACAAAAAAGCGTCGCCAAGCGCCATTAAAGCCGCAGTAGACGTCTCGGAACTCGCCTCTAGAAAGTCTTCGATGCGGTTGAATGGGGAGTCCTCTTGTGCGTCTACGAGGCTAGATCGCTCTACGATCTCACGATTGGCCCCGACGCCTTCGCCCGCGACGTACGCGTGCGTAACTTCTTCTAGCCGATTGTTTTCACGCACGGGCTCAGCCATATTTGCGCGGTCGATACTGAATACGACAGGTGCATTGCCGTCCGGATTGTCTATACGACGGTCAAGACCCCGCTGTGGAAAATGTGTCGTGAACCTAAATGCCGCGTCCTCGACGCGCTCGAGCGTGAAATCCGCTCCGAGTCCGGAAAGCGTTTGGACCATTTCGTACAGGTTATCGTAGCGATAGTGTAATGGACCTAACTCCACGCCGGAACCTGTATCGGGCGATACTGATACCCCTGGGAATTGCCGCTCTTCGTCGGCTAGCGAGCCGATCTGCGTACGTACGAGCGCCTTCATAATGTCTGTGAATGGACCAGTCAGACTAAGGAATGCTTCCCCCTCGGGAGGTTCTATGATGCGCCTGCGTAGCAGGTTAAGCAATCCAGGGCCCACAGATCGAAACTGATCTTTACCCGCGTCGTTTATCGCGAAGCGATCGTACCGCTGTAGTCCCGTGAAGTCTTCTAGCCAGCTACCGCCTGGTGGATGGCGCATCACGCTGATAAGGTGGTCCAAACCGAAGTCGTCTGGGTCCATTACAGAGGGCTCAAATCGAAGGTCGTACTCACCCTGGTCATTTAGGACCTTTCTGTACTCCAGCCTTTCGTACGCATCCGCGAGCGCTAGACTCTGGCCGTGTGGATCTCGAATGACGACGGAGTAGTTTGCTTCAAGGTCTTCGTCTTCCCAAACCTGCGGAGTGCCTGTGCGACAGACAGTTGTGGTACACCAAGCGCTGTAACCTGTGTCGCTGTACCTGGAACGAATGCGATACTGGTACGCGAACCCGCGTGCAACGGTGCAATCCTCGAAGGATTCGCTATTGGCTGGGAGCTCGGCTAGGGGAATCCATGCACTGCCAACGATGCGGCGCTCAACCCAGTACGACCACTCGCCAACGACGTTGTCTGCCCACGTGACGATCATACACTCTGTATCTTCGTCCCAGGAACACGCGCAGCTCTCTGGAGGCGGTACTGCGAAAGCCTCAATAACAGGCAGTGATTGGCTGAGAGCGAAGTTGGGCATGAAGCTAATACCACTTGGGCATTCCGCCGGCGCGTAGTAGCTATCTGTAATTACTGATGAGAAGCCCTCGTGCAGGTAGTGCTTTTGACTGTCCGCGTCTGCTGAGACAACGTTAAAGCCGTCCCAAGCAATGCCGCTCGGACACTCTACCGGCGCGTCGTAACTGTCCGTGATTGTAGCTGAAAAGCCCTCGTGCAGGTAGTGCTTTTGACTCTCAGTGTCTGCTGAGATAACGTTTTCACCATCCCAAGTGACTCCGTTTGGACACTCTGCTGGCGCAGTGTAGCTATCTGTAATAGTCGCCGAGAAACCGTTATGCCGATAATGCTTCTGGCTGTCGGTGTCTACTGAGATGACATTGCTACCATCCCAAGTAATGCCGCTTGGGCATTCAGACGGTGCAGCATAGCTATCTGTGATTGTCGCTGAAAAGCCTGCGTGTCGGTAGTGCGTCTGGCCGTCCGCGTCTACTGAGAGGACATGCGATCCGTCCCAGGTAATACCACTAGGACACTTCGCGGGCGCACCGTAGCTATCAACAATCGTGGATGAGAAGCCTTCATGCAGGTAGTGTTTTTGGCTGTCGATATCTGCTGATATGACATTAGGGCCGGAAACACAGGCGGGACTAGGCTCTACAGTCTCAACTTCTGCTTCTATTGTGAGATCAGATATGCGTGGCGCTACAGTGTTGACTTCTGCTTCTATAGTGAGATCAGATACGCGTGGCGCTACAGTGTTGACTTCTGCTTCTATAGTGAGATCAGATACGCGTGGCGCTACAGTCTCAACTTCTGCTTCTATTGTGAGATCAGATAACCTAACATCCACCATACGTCTATAGCCCTGACTTATGCCTCTGC